GCCTATTTTGAGGTTGAGAGGACCGACGCTTGTAAGGCGACTTAGCAAACCTTACAACCCGGGATCTTGCTTTTCGCAAAATGCCCGACGACAGGACCGCTGGCCCGTTCACAGGTATACGGACCCGACCGGATTTACCGATCGGAATCTGCTTTACCCGAAAACGGACCGCCACCCGATACGGCACGCGCTTTATGAAGCGGGTATATCCGAGGCGAGCTACGATCTCCTTACCCTTAATGGGGTAGACTACTGCTTCACTAACGTGGTTCTTAAGGGAAGAAATCCTTAAGGCCCCGGTAGTGTGCACTAGCCTTCCACCTTGGGTTATGGTGATCTCGCATGCTTCGGACTCCGCTCTGTTTTGCTCGCGCAGTAACAAGCCCAACGTAAAGGCTTTGTCGATTGGATTATCGTTAAGATGTGGACTTAACTCAGCCATTAGGGTAACCCCCGAAAACTGAGAGACCAATCTCAACAACGTTGAGACCTACCAAGAAAAGAATAAAGGGAAAGATGATGAAGGCCAAGGTCTGCCACAGGCGATTCGGTTTATAAGCCGTTTCAACCAGCAGCATTCCTATGGTCTCCATTTCTCTTCCCCTAGATTTAAACTTGATAGGGAACCCGCGTCACGCGGGTTCTGAGCATAACCCTCTGAATCTCACGATTCAGTAGGTTCTTCGGGATGAAAGACAACGGACGCCAACCGATCAACAACGTCGCACGCTTGGATGTGTTCAAGCGCCCGAATCGTGTCGAGAAGTCGGCATTCGAGGTCCATCAGCTCTTGCCAAACTAACGCGTAAAACTCGTCACCAAAAAGCGTGATAAGCTGAACGCGCGAGGCATGGATACGAGACTTCAGTCCCGGAAGGGAATATGAAGTCCTATTCCACCTGGTTCGATAGCCCCCAAGTCCGATCTTATCGATACGGACGTGGAAGGTCATCGACTTCAGGTCAGGTGCGACAGTGTGAAATACACTTAGCATTCGATACCTCTTAAAGTCGGACAAGAGTTCCCTAAGAATTAGGGTTTGCTCTTAGAGGCTGCTCTTCATCGTGGGGCTATAGAGAAGCCTGACAGGAAGAATGAAGGAAGTCATAATAGGTGTAAAAGCACCGTTCTGACCCTCCGATCCATTCAACCCGCCAGGTTCCTCAAGGTAGTTTAGCTACCTTCGTCAAACGACTTTACTCGATGAAACCGATGTGCGCGAAGACCCAGAGAACAACCTGGACCAACGTGGCAAGGATTTCATTGATTAGGTCGAGCGGCATATAGCCTCCC